CCCAGCACCTCCTGTAAAACCACTAAGACCTAATGACAAACCAGCTCCACCAGTAGCGAAAGCTAATCCTATTAAAGCCACTCCTGCTAAAGCTCTCCCTACACCCCCTGCTCCAGTAATAACAGGAACAATACTAATATCAGATTGCCCTATAGGATTGTGTATTTCATTTTTATCAATATCATAATCATCAACAAGAACTTTATAATGTTTATCTGACATATGTGCTTCTAATTTTGGAAAATTAGTAACAAGAAAACGTATAGCTTCAGCAGTAGAATTTATTACAGCATCTAATTCCTTATGACCTACAAAGTCAGCTAGTTCTCCGTAAAGTTTAACTTTTCTGAGCATAGCGATACCTCTTACCAGTGCATTTTAACAACCACTCAGAATATGGCTCTCTACAAGATAGTCTATCTGCTAAATGATGTAAAACCATATCTCCAAGAAAAATAGCTACATGATTTAAAGTTGGGTGCATTATCGACATTAATAATACATCTCCTTCTTCACATGGTTCGTCTGATCTAAGTTCTCTAAAACCTGTTCGCCAAGCATAATTTTCAAATAAAGGATTTTCAAGAAATTCCTGTGGTGTCATTGTTCTTGCATAATCTTTTAGTTCTATATGCTTTTCTTGTTTATACCAATCAACTACTAAACTCCAACAATCAGTAACTCCCCAAACCCAAGGTCTACCTAATAAATCTGGAACGTAACCTTCTGGCTTACACTCTCCCCACTCTTCTGTTTTGGGATTAACAATATACCAAGGTAATTTACTGTGCTCACAACTTATACGATCAGCCTGACTTGGTATTGGAGGTGTTGATGGATGGCTATGAACAACAGCAATAATATCTCCTAAATTATCTGCCTTTACATAATCTTCTGGATTTAAAATAAACTCCTGATGATTTGTTATAGCTAAATTTTGACAGGGATAGTATTTTTGTTTACCTCTTATATTTAATAAAAGTCCTACAGCTTCTTTAGGATCTTGGTCTTTCGCATGAACCAATGCGTCATCTTTCCAACTCATTGCGTAAACGTACCAATGCTAGGAAACAAAGCACGAGTGCATTGACGTTTGGGTGCTCGAACTCCAGCCATATCAATAGCTCCTGCTAATTCAAATTCTACCACTTCTCTATTCTCTGCTGACTTTCTATCTACTGTATAAACTTGACGTTTAAATTCTGCTGTAGGATCTGGTGTACCTAGTGGATTAGTACCACCACTAAAATTTGCAGCATCAAGAAATCTTGCCATTGTTCTAATTCTCGTAAACGTAGCACCTGTTAAATCATTACCAGCCGTTGTTTGATTAACAAGTAATAAAATAGCTGATATAGTTCCAAGTGCATTACTTACTACAAGTTTTGGTCTTGGAATTTGACCACGTTGATATGCAAAGCCTGTGGCCTCTATAGGAAACCTTTGATAAGAATTACCAGCCCAGACAATTTCACCATTAGCATTTAAGTTACTGCCAGAATGAAATCTATAAATAGTAGTTGCACCATGTAAAGAGTTGTCTAGCTGTAATGTAAAAAGTTCAATAATTGCAGAAGGATTTATTTTTTGAACTTCACTAAAAACAGGATCAGTACTCATGGTTCAAATACCTCTCTAAATGTTGCCTGTATTGTTGCTCTGTTTAGATAAGGTATTGATTTGTTCCATGACTCACAAACAAATTTAGATGAACTGGCCTCTCCTGGTGGAGTAAAATCAAAGCTGGCACTATCATTTGCTCTTGCATCTAAAAATGTTTCTATAGTATCTGCATCCGTTTCTGACACATTAAAAGTCAAATTAAATATTTTTGGATTTTGATGTTCTGCAAGTCCAAATATTATTCTATGTTCATATCCATCAGCAAAACGCACCGTTCTAGTATTTGGCTGTGATCTTTTTTGCTGTCCGTATGTTGGAGTAATTGAAGGAAAAGTAGCCATTATGCAAGTAAACCTCCAGGTCTTTTCTGCTGTACTAATTCAGATTGTACCGCTACAGATATAAGACGACCAAGTTCTCTTCCTCTATCTTCATCTCCCTCTACAGCCGAACCAGAAGCATCTACATTTACTATTACATTTGTAGATCCACCAAGAGCATGGTTTGGTGTAATCATTCCAGATACACCTGGGCTAAAAATTTCTGGCCCTCTTTCTCCTACGATGTAGCTTCCACCTCTCTTTACTGGTCCACCCTCTGCTCTGAAAATCGCTCCTAAAAGACCTCCACTTGCACCTCTTGTAAAAGTTCCTGCTATATTCCCAAAAATACCTAAATTTAAAAAAGCATTTGCCATGTTATTTAATACATTTCTTAAGCTATCATTCAAAGATTGAGTTCCTGCAATTAAACCTTTTATTGCATTACCCATATCTTGAGCCATTATATTTTTAATATCTTCAGTTATTTGTTTTTGTTTCATTAAACCATCAATTCTCAATTTATTATTAAACTCTATTTTAAATTTCTCTTCATCAAACAAAGCTAACTCTTCTTTATCTAAAGACAACAGTTGTTCTTTTAAAGCTATTTGGTATTCGTCTCCAGTTAATTTGACTAAATTCAATTCATTTTGTTTTGCCATATTTTCTGTAGTGGCATTAGCAGATTTTTTTAACTTGTCTAATTTTTTTATTGCATCGTCATAATTTTTCTGGTCTTCATCTTCAAGGCTTCTCATCTCTTTAGCATTTTCTTTAAGAAATTTTTGTAATTCTAAATTGTCTTGTCTTAATTGTTTTTGTTCTAATAAATCAAGAATCATATCACTTTCTTGATCTGATATTACTGCTCCTGCTTTTACTAATTTTTCTATAATATCTTGATGTTGAAAACGAATTTCCAACGCTTGCCTCATTTTTTCTGTATTAGCATCATGTAAGAACCCCTCTCTTTCTAAACCTTTAATTTCAGCTTGTATTAATTCAAAACTCTTATCTGTTTCTAAATTTGCAGCACCTTGAACATTCTTTTCAAATTGCACATCCGTCATCTCGCTTAATATGTTTCTTTTTTTTATACCTTGTCCACCTTGACCCCTTAAACCTTTAGTTCGTGTTTTAAACTCATCTGATCTTTTTACTTGTCTTTCAGCTATACGTCTTTGCATATCTGCGATCATGCTACTTAAAATTCCACTCATATTTATTAGTCCTGCTACACCAGATTGAACATTTAAAAAGAAATCTCCAAATGTTTTTGTTAGTAATTCTGTCTCAGTAGCAAAAGCACTTATTTTATTAGCACCATCTTTTCCAAGGATATTTTGAACACGATCAAATTCTTTTGAACTTTCGTTCATCGCTTTTCCTACTTCTGTTATTCCATTAGTAAAGTCTGTCATCATTCTTACAACAGCAGTAGCAACGATAGATCCAGCAAACCCACCTCCAGGACTCAAGGCTTCTCCAATCCCACCACCTAAACCACCAGCTATAGCTGCTTGTATTCCTCCACCAAACAACAATGGAAAACCACCACCAATACCTGCACTTTGTATAATCCTATTTCTTCTTTTACTTCTTTCTGCTTTTGCAGTTTTTTCTTTTGCAGCAGCTAATTGTTCTTCTGCTATTCTTTGTTGCCTTTTAACTTTTATCTCAGCCTTACTAAAAGAAATACCTTCTTTTATAGCCAATCTTTGTGCTTTTAATCTTTGTTCTCTTTGTTTTAGTTGTCTATTATATTTATTTTCTACTTGAACAAGATTCTTTACTGCCTGCTTAAATTCTTTTGTGCCTACTGCTGCTTCATCTAAAGCATCTCTAGCGTCTGTAACTGCCCGTGATAAATTTTTAAAATTTTTGACAACAGGAGTACCAGCAGTGCCAGCTTGTGCTTTTTTATTAATATGATCTATTGATTTTCTTAATTGATCTGTCCTTTTATTGACACGATCTAATTCTTTTGCACCTGCAACAGCTAATCTTATTGAAACATCATAATTAGCCACTTGCTATAAACACTAAAACATTTTCTCTATATTACCTTCTTTTGCCTTTTAAAGCACTATTTCTTTGTGCTTGTTCTTGTTGTTTTTCAAAATCTTCGTGTTCAAGTTCTGCAAAAGCAGCCCAACCTATCATTTCTTCTACAGTTAAAGTTTCTGATAATTCAGCAACAGTTTTGCCTAATTCTTTGGCTAATGAAAATATAAATTTCCAATCATTATTCGCTTTTTAATTCGGCTTTAGCCTCTACTACCCCCTTAGTCTGACCAGCTTCTATCATTGCTAATTGTATTTCCTGTAAAATATTTGCTTCTACTTCTCTTCTAAGAGATGCTTTATCTCCATCTTGAAAAAGTTTGTTGCCATCTTTATCTAATGCTTTTTCAATCATTAACATCAAAGCAAAATCATTAGTGTCATTAGTATTTGATTTTTTACTTATTGACTCTCTTTCAGAAATAGTAAGTGGATGCCAATAGACACTGAAAATAATATTGCCGTCTTTAATTACATCATGTTGATATAGTTGGCTAACACCAAAACTATTCTTCAAAAGTTCGATTGCTCTAGTCATAAAATAAGTATTGCTACTTTATTATACTAGGCATTAGTAGAGAATTGGCAAGATATTACACCCACAAAATGACTTCTATCTTCGATTTCAAGCATTGTAGGCCCGTTTATATCCTGTACTCTTGGCTTCACACTAAAAGTATCTACATAAGTAGAAGCATTCACAGAAGTTAGTCCATTAATCACACTCTCAGCTATAGCAGATAAATCTTTTGTTCCCTTACTTTTTGGAACGTAAATATTACATTGAATTACACCAGAATAATAATCTGAACTAGCTCCTTGATTTTGTAATGTTGATTGAGTGTAATTGACCATCATCATCACATATTTTTTAGTTTTACCCGAAGTTGTAAAAGTAACATTGTCATAAACCATAGAAACAGTTGGGTCTACGTCTGTTACTGCATCTGTAACTGCTTTTTCAAATGCTGCTCTTGTTTTTACTAAAGTCATAATTAAAACTCAGTATATGCCTGACCTCCTGTGGGCTTATCAGATAAACCTTGAGTTGGTCTTGATGCTATAAATAGTTTACCTTCTCTCATCGTTTCTTTTATAAGTTTTCCAATTTCTCCTTGTACAAAATATTGAATCTTACCACTCTCTAATGCGTAACCTGCATATTTAGCTCTATTTCCAATGAAAACTGGTCGTTTATAATTAAATGTCTTATCAACTTTAAATCTTGGTTGAATTTTGTACGGAGGATTATATGGCTTCTTTTTGCCAATTTGTGCAAATTGTGACCAAGGTTTAAAATCCTGTACTTTATCTTTTGCTTTCACACCCATAGTCTGAGCCTTCCAACTTGATGCAAAAAATCCTGTATAAACAGGACTTCTTTTTTTCGTAGATAAACTTCGATGTATTTTTCTTATAAGTTTATTAAAGTCAGCATTTAGTTGAGCATCTAAATCCTTCATCGGATCTTCTTTTAAGAAATCTTTTTTTCTTGCCATCAGAATCGTACCAATACCGTAAACAAATAAACCTGCCCACCTTTTCTAGTATCTATATCATAAATCTGTGCTGTTCTTGTTTCTCCCGCATATGTAAGCTGTATCTCATCATCAAAATCAACTTGATTATCACCAATTAAATCAGGAGTGATATACAATTTTGCCTGTCTAATCTCTTTACCTTCGTCATCTTCAGACTTAATAAACTCAATCGGTACTTTTATATCTGAATATGTAGTGTCTATAGTCACCTGTTCACCTGTATCTACGTTATAACTACTTGTTCCTTTCTTTACATAAGTAATAGTGTGGTCAAAAGAATCACCTAAAGTTGCAACAACACTTTTAGCAACATTTTCAAATAAACTATCTAATTGACCTGCCATTATCCTCTAACTACCCTCATTTGAAAACTACCTGCTCCACCAAGCATATATGCTCCAAGATAACTTTGTAACCAAGGATAAACATCTAAAATATTATTTATAGCTCCAGTACCCTGACTATCAGTATTATATTTAACTTGTAAATCTCCCAATTTTACTTCAGAAAAATTACCATCTTTACCA